ATTCATATCTTAAGGAGACATAATGACTTCTTTAAGATTTAATAATCACGAGCGTTGGCATAACGTTCAGGTAGAACGTGTTACACAATTCGATACTAATAATTGGTGTGGTATTATTACAAAAGAGCATGGTGAAATACGTTGTAAACGCAGAAATAAATATAGATTTAAATTAAAGAAAGGATTTAAAGGTCCATTAACTATTTATTTTCTTAATGGCATTACACCAACAATTGCTGATGATGTAAAGGGTCATATCAAAGTAGAAAGCCATTGGACTATAATAAACCCTGAAGCATTTGATGAATCGCATTATGGTTTCTTATATATAATTACAGATACTAAAAACCTTAAACGATACATTGGGGTTAAAACACTACACACGAGCTGGAAAGGATATACTAGTTCTTCTCTTGAGCTTAACGATGAAATCAAAGCTGCAGGTAAAGAAAATTTTATATTCAGTATATTATTTTCTTGCGAAATGAAAGGTGACTTAAGCTACATGGAAGCCTTTATGATACTAAAAACTCATGCGCTATGCTCTAATAGTTGGTATAACAAATGGGTTCATGAAATTAAATTTAAACCTTCAATGAAAAATATGGAGAGACAAATTGAGATCGCAGAAGAATATGCGTAATCCTTACTATAATGATATTCGTAAGCATACGATAATCCCCTCAAAGAAAAATGAAGTTACCGAAAAGGATTGGGATGAAGATTTAATAGATATATTTAATAATAAAAATCAAAAGGCAGAAAAAATAAATAAATCAAACAGAGCTAGGCATCGCAGAAAGGAAGCTCGTTATGCTAAAGAAAAAAGAATTTACGGAGAGTAAAGAAATAGGTAAAACTAAATGCCCTACTTGTCCGTCATCAGATGGCTTTACAATATATGATGATAACCATGGGTATTGTTTTGTTTGTAATTATTATGAAAAAGAAATAGGAAAGGAAGAGGAAATGCCTCTAGATAATACTGAATTTAATATCGAAATGTTTAAGAGTAATACAGGTGATGCTCGTGGTTGTCGAGACAGGAGAATTACTAAAACAATAGCAGAACACTATGGTGTTCGAGTTAGCTATGATAGTGAACGTAATATTACTGCATATCATTATCCATATTATAAAGATGAAGAACTAGTTGCATATAAAACTAGAGCTTTACCCAAACGATTTAGTACAGTAGGAGACTTTAAAAATGTCAGGACTTTTGGTAGCAAAAGCTTTGGAGCTGGCGGTAAGCGTCTCGTCATCACGGAAGGAGAATTTGATGCAATGGCAGTTGCACAAGCGTCTCTTGATCATTATAATAAAATCTATCCTGTTGTTAGCATTGCTAGTGCTAGTAATTTAAAGAGTTTACTTAATGATCGTACTTGGATTCGGTCATTCGAAGAGGTAGTACTATTCTTTGATAATGATAATGCTGGAAAGAAAGCAATTAAAGAAGCTGCTAATATTATTGGCATAGACAAAGTAAAGATTGCAGTGAGTGCTGCTAAAGATCCTTGCGAATTGTATATAGCTACAGGTAAGGACGGAGTGATGCGTGCTATATGGGATGCACAACCTTATAGTCCTGCAGGCATTATTGTAGGTCATGAGCCTGTATGGGAACAATATTTAGCTAGACGATCTACAGAATCTATCGCTTATCCTGATTGTTTAAAAGGGATAAATGAGAAAACTAATGGTATGCGTTTTGGTGAGATAACTTTATTTACTAGCGGTACTGGTAGCGGTAAATCTACAGTAATTAAAGAAATTGTTTTAGATATCCTTAATAAATCTGAAGATAAAATAGGTATGATTTCACTTGAAGAATCTGTCGGTGATACAGCAGAAAAGTTTATTCAAATGAAATTACAACGTAATCTACAAGAGTACGAAGTGTCTCTTGAAGAACAGGAGGAAGCTTCTCGTGCTATATTTGGTACTGAACAACTTATATTGTTGGATCATCAGGGTTCTGTTGGGGATGAGTCTCTCATTGATAAGATCGAGTATATGGCTCTTATGGGGTGTAAGTACCTTATCCTTGACCATATTACAATCGCGGTATCTGAAGGAGCCGAAGGTTACACTGGTAACGAAGCTATCGATAAAGTCATGTCAGATCTCCTTAAGCTTACTAAGAAGCATAATATTTGGCTTGGAATTATCTCTCACCTACGTAAAGTTCAAGGTGGGGGATCGACTTTTGAACAAGGCAAACTACCTAGCATGGATGATATCAAAGGTTCTGGTTCAATCAAACAAATATCATTCGATATCATTGGATTCGCTAGAGACATGGCGAATGAAAACGAAGAGATTAGAAACACAATTAATTTCATCGTGCTTAAGAGTAGGTTTACAGGTAGAACTGGTCCCGCTGGAAACGCAAAGTATAATCATGACACGACTAGACTAACTTATTTTGATAATAAAACTATTGATTTTGAGGTGGTATAATGGGAAGCTATTCAATAAGTTATGAGCAATGGGCAGAAGTAAACTATTCGTTAAATGATGCCGTAGCTAAAAATAAAGATCTACTTAAACAAATAGAGGAGTTAACTAAAGAACGTAATAAATATAGAAGTCAAGCTATAATGCGTCAAAATAAAATAGAGAGTTTATTAAATGACATTTAAAGAAGAACGTTATGATGAATTATATATGGATATTGCTTCTCGTGTATCAGAGATGTCTTATGATAGTGATCTTAAAGTAGGAGCAGTTATTGTCAAAGAAGGTAATATTATTTCAATGGGTTGGAATGGTACACCTAGCGGTTTTGATAATGAATGTAAAGCCGCTAATGGAGCTACACTACCTTATGTAATCCATGCTGAATCTAATGCTATTTGTAAGCTAGCAAAAACAAATGGTAATGGAGAGGGGGCTACACTATATACAACTACTTCTCCTTGTATGGAGTGTACTAAACTTATATTACAATCAGGTATATCTGAAGTAATTATTAAACAAGCATCTGAAAAATATATGGATGCATATCAAATATTAAAAGAAAGGAACTTGATTAGGTTATGCAAGTCAATTTTAAACAATTAAAACATGATCCTAATTATGTTGCATGGGTTGAATGCACAAGAGAAGAATTAGATCAAATAAAAGAAATATTCCCTGTCGAAAATTATGAGATTCTAGTCGGGATTAAAACAAATTACAATCCAATAACTTGCGATATTCAAACATTACACAACCCACCAGCCCCAACTTGGGGTGTAGATATTAGAAAGAGAAATGATGCAGGACATAAAACAATATCTCTTAACGAGAATCCGTAGTGAGGATCTAGGTGTAAAACCTAGACGTAATATTCAAATAATGCGAATGATTGACACTGATGGTGTAGATATGCTTGATTTCTTAGTAGATGATATGATAAGCTATGCCAGAAAATATATACAACGTTGCTTTAAACGTAGTAAAACAGAGGGTGAAACGCCTATTACTCAAACTTCAATGGCTATAGGTAAATATATAGTTGAAGGTTGGGACAGTAACAATGTTAACTTTAGAGACCATGTTAGAGTAGGTGATTTAATTATTGAAGGCTTTGTTATGTGTAATTACTTAACAATATCTGTGGGTCATATTAAGAGTCGTAAGCCAGTTACTATACACGCTACTGATAAATGGGGTGAGATGGAAGTAATTGCTGGTAAAACTAATTGTATTAGTGAAACAGCTATTCCTATTATTACTTCTTTGTTTCAAGATAATGGAAAGCCTGTTATTAAAACATGGGACAAATCTAAAGAGCATTTGTTTATTAAATATAAAGATAAACCATTTGTAAAGGCAATAAATAAACTTCAAGCAACTCGATTTAAGGTTAATAATGAAGTACATCAAGCAATTCTAGATAACTATTCTATGTTTATTAAGACTGAAAAGTTTTCTGGAGATGATAAGAAAGAGAATGATAAGCTATATCAACGTCAAGCTTCAAAAAACAGAGAAGTAAAAGAGATAATGGCTACTGCAGCTAAATGGCTGTCTAAAGATTTTTACTTTTATATTGACGCTGATTATAGAGGAAGATTATATTACTCAGAACCTTTCTTTAACTTCCAAGGATCAGACATGGCAAGAGGACAATTACTCTTTTCAGAAGGTAAACTGTTTAATGAATCTGCTAATTTCTGGTTAGCCGTTCATACTGCTTGTTGTTACAATCGTTCTTATCATATAGAAGAAATACCTAATTGGGTTACAACTGATTACAAAAGTATCTTAGAAGAAGAAGGCTTAGATACTATCTCAGTAGATAAAATGACATTAGAAGACAGAGCAATGTGGACTCAACAACACCTAGAAGAAATTCTTGAATTAGGTGAAATGAAAATAATAAGTAAAGAAGCAGAAAAAGAAATTTCTTTTCTAGCTTGTTGTATTGAGTGGTATAACTACTATAAGGCTCAACAAGATGATCTTGACTTTTATACTCATCTTCCTTTACCTATTGATGGGGCTAATAACGGTTGGCAACACCTTGGTGCAATGTCTAAAGACGAGAAGACAGGACTATTAGTAGGTCTTATACCTAGAAAAGTGCAAAATGATTTTTATGTACAGATAGCTAAACGACTTACTGAACGTATGCCTGATTGGTTCGAAGAAAGAGAAATACCAATGAAGCATATTAGAAAAGGAATTGCTAAGCGAGCTGCTATGACTCGTGCTTACAGCTGTGGTCAAAAGAAAATGGCTGAATCAATGTATAGCGATTGTTATCAATATGGTTATACTAATTTATATAATATTTCCGAACAAGACTGTATAGATCTTAGCGGTCAAATAATAAAAGCAATTGAAGAAGTCTGCCCAGGACCATTAACTACTATGAAATATCTTCAACAATTAGCTGATCAAGAGATACTTAATTGGAGAGGATTGTACGGTACGGATAGAGGCCACGCTATAGAATGGGAAACACCATCTGGATTTCCTGTTATATATGAGTGTTATCGTACTAGACCTGTTAAGGTAGATTGCTACGGATTTAATACTCCGCAAGGAGAAATAAGATTTAAACACGTACTTAGAGAAAAGACTGATATCCCTGATAGAAGAGGATTCATGTGTGGTATCAGCCCTAACTTTGTTCATAGCATGGATGCTAGTCATATGGCATTAGTGATTGCAGAGTGGGATAGCGACTTTGGTGCAGTTCATGATTCGTTTAGTAGTTACGCTACGGAAACAGAACGTCTCATGGTAGATACTAGAGAAAAGTTTATCACGTTATATGATAAAGAAAACTTTTATGATACTATTCCCTTCGGAAAAGGTATTAATATACTCCCTCCTACAATTGGCGTATTGCAAATATCTGAAGTTATTAATTCTGATTACTTGTTTTGTTAAATAAAAAAAACC